AGACTGGAAATGTACGTTATAAAGTAAGAGAAAGATATTCTTTTGGATTTACTGATTGGCGTGGCGTTTTTGGTACAGAAGGTGCTTAACAACTAACATAGGAGAGGGGATAAACTCCTCTCCTAATAATTAACAATACCTTGACAGTTACATAATGTGACTGACATTTGCCAAGACAAGGAGATTTAAATGGCTAATACAACCTTTACTGGTCCAGTAATTTCTACTAATGGATTTCAAGCTACACCTATAGCATTAACAGATGCTAGTGTTACATTAACTCGTTTAGCTAATGGTGGGAGAGTAAATGTTATTCCTGCAATTGCTGCTAATCGTACAATCACATTACCTACTCCAGTAGCAGGAACAAGTTTCACATTTATTTATGGTGGTGCTGCAGAAGAAACTGAAAATGTTATTTTTGACACAGGTTCAGACACTAATTTCTTTATTGGTGGCGTTCAGCACTTAGATACTAATGCAGACAATGTTTCAGTTTACTCTGATGGAAACTCAAACTCTATATTAACATTAATTGATTTTGGTATAATGGAAATAAACATTATAGCTAAAGATTCAACTAATTGGTATGTCTGGGGAAATGTAATTTCTGCAACTGCACCAACATTTGCCGATCAATAATCTTAATTAATGGGGGATTAATTTCCCCCACTTTACTAAGGAGAAATAAATGAGTATTCAAAGTGATGTAAAAGTTGGGTTTATCGCTGATGAAAATGTAGCAGACCCAGATAGGCTTGTGGTAGCAGCAAGACCAAACACTTCAGCAACAATGGCAGAAACTACCTTTTTGGGTGGTGGTGCTAGAAATGTGACTGTAACAACTACTGGTACTAGTGATAATGCAAAAACTTGTACAATTACTGGTACTGATGTTTTTGGTAATGCTATTACAGAAGTTATAGTTTCAACAGGTTCAGCAGAAGCAGTAGCTGGGGCTAAATTATTTTTAACAGTTAGTGGTGTAGAATGTTCTGCTCAATATGCAGCAAACATTACAGTTGGCTCTGGATCGTTATGTGCAAGTGCAGTTGCTGGTGGTAATCGTACTAGAATGAAAGGATACTCAATCGTATCTGCAGGAACAGCAGGTTTAGTTGACTTTTACAATGGCACTCCAGAAGATGGTACAATTATTTTTAAAGCACAAACACTAGGAACTGATAATACAACTATAGATAATACGATACCAGATGAAGGTATTTTATTTGATAGTGGCTTGGCTATTTCATACACAGTTGCCACAGTTGTATTAGCGAACATATTTTTTGCATAAGGTAAATTAATGGCAACATCTGGAACAGTAGCATTTAGACCTAATGTTGAGGAAATAATAACTGAAGCTTTTGAAAGATGTGGCATTGATACTCAAACAAGAACTGGTGATCATGCTATATCTGCTAGAAGAAGTATAAATTTATTATTTTCTGAATTTGCTAATAGAGGCATAAATTATTGGACTGTGACTAGCAACACATTAACTTTAGTTAGTGGAACTTCTAGTTATGCTTTACCAGCAGGAACTATTGATATAATGGATGCAGTTGTGAGAGATAGTAGCTCATCAACAGACACAATTATAAATAGAATAACATTACAAGAGTACAACCAACTACCAAATAAAACATCATCAGGTAAACCAAGTCAATTTATGATTGATCGACAATACACCCCAGTGATTTATTTATGGCAAGTTCCAAACACATCGACATATTCAATAGTTTATTGGGCGTTAAACCAACAAGAAGATGTAAATGCATCTAATCAAGATGCAGATATACCTTATAGATGGAGTGACACAATATGTGCAGGATTAGCATCTAAATTAGCTATAAAATATGCACCAGATAAGTTTCAATTATTAAATGAGATGTATGAAAGATCATTTAGTTTCGCAGCATCATCTGATAATGATGGAGTTAGTTTAAGAATACAACCAACAGCATTGAATTTAATATAATGGCAAGATACGCAAGTGGTAAAAAATCAGTAGCAATAAGCGATAGAAGTGGCTTTAAAGTTAGATATTCTGACCTTAAAACAACTTGGGATGGCTTGCGTGTTGAGAAAGAAGAATGGGAGCCGAAACACCCACAATTAACACCAGCTAGAAATGTTGTAGATGCCACTGCTTTATTCCAACCTAGAGCAGATAATGATTCAGAAAATATAAAATTTTTTGTTGGATATAACTATGATATATTTCAAGACATAAGAGAAAGACCAAGTGTAGGAATAGTATCTAAAGGTTCTGTAGAAAACTTAACAAGTGCTAGTTTTAATTTTGGTGCTAATAGTGGAGTTGCAACTGCAACTGGTGCTATAGGCACTGTTTCAATTAATTTAGAAATAGATGAAACTGCTGCAGTAGGAACTGGGGCTATTGGAACAGCAATTATAACTGCGAAGATTACTGAAGTAGGGGTAGCTGGAACTGCTGGCATAGGTTCTGTTTTAATTAACTTTCAAATATTAGCATCAGTTGCAGTTGGAACTGGTGCAATAGGAGTGGAAATACCTACAGCGAGAATAACAGAAGTAGGTGTAGCTGGAACTTCTGCTATTGGTGATGCAACAAATATTGCGTTAATTTATACAACTTGGGGTCAAGGTACTTGGGGAGAGGATACATGGGGTAATTAAATGAATTATGCAAGTCTAGTTTCAAATATATCTAATTTTATGGAAGATGATTCTACAGAATTAACTGCTTCTGTTGGGGATATAATACTCCAAGCAGAAAATATGATTTTTCAAAGATTACCAAGCTTGCCTTGTTTTAGAGGTGTAACAACTGGTAATTTAGTTGTAGGTACATTTGATTATACTGTTCCAACTGCTAGAATGATAAGACAAGTGTCTATTACTAACGCTTCTAGTAATATTATATATTTAAATCATAGGATTGATTCTTATTTAAGAGATTATTATCCTAACTCAAGCACAACATCAATTCCAGAGATGTATAGTACAAAATCAGCTACTACATCAGGAATTGTAATTACAATAGCACCAACACCAAGTGCTACACTAGCTTACCAAGTTGACTACGTTGCACCAGAAACAGGTTTATCTGCAAGTAACACAACGTCATGGGTAGGAAATAACGCTGAAGCTGTTTTACTAGCTGCAGCACTTTATGAAACTTCTTCTTTCCTTAAAGCTCCAGAAACGCTACAATTGTACAAGGCACAATTTGACGAAGCTATCGCATTGTTTCAACAAGAGATGGGAAGAAACTACACAGCAGAATATAACGCAGGAATATAAGGAGAAAATAAATGGCAATAACCCAAGCAATGTGTACATCTTTTAAATCAGAAATATTAAGCGATGATCTACATGATTTTTTAGCAGACACAATAAAAATTGCACTTTTTACAAGTAGTGCAACAATTAATGCAACCACAGCTACATATTCAACAACAAATGAAATATCTGGAACTGGATATACTGCAGGAGGAGTTACTCTAGCTAGTAAAGTTGTTGGAACAGCAGATACATCAACATCAGGTGGAAAGGCATACTTAGATTTTGCCAACCCAACATGGACAAATGCAACTTTTACTGCAAATGGTGCTTTAATATATAATGACACAAGTGGTGATAGAGCCATAGCAGTATTGGCATTTGGTGGAGATTTTACAGTATCAGGTGGTACATTTGAAATTGTATTGCCAGCTGCAGGTGCAAGTGCAATTATAAGGATAGACTAGGAGCTAAATAAATGGCAAGTACATATGTAAACGACCTCAGACTAGAAATAATGGCTACTGGAGATCAAAGTGGTCAATGGGGTGGAACAACAAATACAAATCTTGAGTTAATAGGTGAGGCATTTAGTTATGGCACAGAAGCTATAACAGAAGATGCTGATACTTTCACAAGCACAGTAGCAGATGGTGCTTCAGACCCACTTAGGTCTATGTATGTAAAATATACTGGTGCATTAAATTCAACTTGTACAGTAACTATTGCACCTAATACCTTATCAAAAGTTTGGTTTATTCAAAATGCAACAACAGATAGTGGTGCTTCTGGGCCGTATAGCATAATAATCTCACAAGGAAGTGGTGCAAAAGTAACAATTCCAAATGGTGAAACTAAATGCATAGCTACAAATGGTGCTGGCTCTGGTGCTATAGTGTATGATGTTTTTAGTAATTTAAATTTAGCAGGTACAACTAAAGTAGATGATATTACAGTTGGCGATGATTTAATATTAAACTCTGACTCTTCTCTTATTTCATTAGGAGCAGGAGCAGATGCCACGCTAACACATGATGGAACAACAGGTTTAACTATAGCAGCAACACCAATATCAATAGATGCAACTGGTGAATTACATTTAAACTCTACAACTGGTGATATTAAACTTCAAGATGATGGAGTTGACCAAA